TGTTTTAATGCAGAAATGTTTGAGTTTGAAACCAAACTCGCTAAGTACCTTCCGAAGAGCGCCCCTGTCGACGCGAAAGATTTCGTGGAAACATACAGTGGCTTGAAGAAGTTGGTATATGAGAGGGCCGTCGATAGCTTAAGTGTGTTGCCTTTTGAGAAGAGGGACGCATACATTAAAGCGTTTGTAAAATGGGAAAAGAATTTGCTGAAGCCGGGCAAACACTGGACCCAGGTAGTTCCGAGGGTGATATCGCCTCGATCACCGAGATTCAACGTTATGGTTGGGGTGTTCTTGAAACATCTTGAGCATAGAATTTTTAAGGCAATCGCGAAGGTTTTTGATGAGGTGACAGTGATGAAAGGTTTGGATGCTGAAGCTTCCGCTCGCTTGGCTAGGCGCAAGTGGGAGAAGTTCACACACCCCGTGGCAATCGGGGCTGATGCGAGCCGTTTCGACCAGCATGTTTCGGTGCAAGCCCTTGAGTGGGAGCACTCCATATACCTTCGCTGTTTTTACCATAAGGACAGGAGGCTTTTAGCCGACCTCCTGAAATACCAGCTGTACAATAGATGTACTGCGGCCACGAGTGATGGGAAATTTAAGTACCACACAGATGGAGGTCGCATGAGTGGGGATATGAATACTGGCCTGGGCAATTGCCTGCTTATGTGCGCCATAATGTGGTCATGGGCGAAAAGGGCCGGTGTTCAGAAATTCGAGCTCATGAACAACGGGGATGATTGTGTGTACATTGTGGAGCGGTCTGATCTAGATAAGATCACCACGGGTATAACGGACTATTTCCGTTCGTTGGGGTTCACTCTGGTAACGGAGGAACCTGTTGATGTGTTCGAACGCATCTCGTTCTGCCAAACTCAACCAGTTTTTGACGGGGAAAAGTACACCATGGTCAGGGATCCACGAGTGTGTCTAGCTAAGGACGCAATCTGCATGCTTGACCTGCAACGGGTGGAAGATGTCAGGGGCTGGATGAGAGCTGTAGGACAAGGTGGCCTCCATTTAACCGGGGGTATACCGGTGTTACAGAATGCGTACAGGGCCTACATCATGATGTCGGCTGGGCCAGTCAGTAAGAAGCAATTCAAACTTGGCTGGAGTGTTCGACAACTGATGAAGGCACCGGAGCGGAAATATAGGGACTGTAGCCCAGAGGCAAGGGCAAGTTTCTTTATGGCTTTCGGTATTAGCCCCGAGGAGCAGCTGTTCCTTGAAGACTACTACGATAGCCACCCTTTTGGGTTGATCCGCGACGGTTTTCGTTCGCCAGTTTTGCCCCATTTACTGGTTTGATGCTGG